ATCGTCGCCATTAGTGTACCCCTGCTATATTGCCGTTGGCGTCTCTGATAACTTGTCTAGGCGGCGGATTTTGAATGGCCTCGATAACCGCCTGATTTCCTTGTTGCTGCATTTGGGCGATCATGCCGAGCGCGTTGGTCATTTGCGCCATGATAACGGCAATTGGAGCCTCGCCCTCGTTCATATCGTTGTCCGTCATGGCCAAATCCGGTGAAACCTTGGTTTTGGCATCAATGCGGGTTTTGGTTAAATCGGCGCTAATCTTTTCTTTTTCAACGCCAAGCTTTTGTTGCTCAAGCGCAAAGTTTTGATCTGCCAGATATTTGTCTTGCTGCATTTTCTGGCCTTCAAATTCCATTTTTGCTTTTTCTCCTTCGGCCTTCATTTTTTCGGCCTCCAAAGCAGGATCAGGCTGTGGCTGCGGGTTTTCCGCCGCTTTTTTCATCTTATCAATGACGCTATCAAAAGTTGTTTCCAGTTCTCGCGAGACTTTAAACCCACGAACGCCAAACATCAGCATTTCCATGAGAAGCGGCTGCAATTCGGGGTTTTGTATCGTCGCCATTTGTTGAATAAACGAGCCTGCCGCATTTAGAAACTCGGTGCGGGCCGCTTTTTCGGCCTCTTGGTCGGTCTTGATAGTGGAATCTGTCTCGATGTCAATACGGAAACAACGCGCCGTATCGTTACGGATAATTCCTTCGATTTCCTCCCATGTGGGGAGGCCCATCAGTTCTTGGATTTCCTCCGGTAATTCAGGAGGCGGCATGGGCTGGCCGTCCGGTCCCATTTGCGGCTGTTGCTGCATTTGAAGCGGCTGCTTTTCGGCCTGTGTTAGCAGCTTGATACCTGAAACTTGTTTAATCGTATCAATGGAAAAATGCTCGGCTATGATTTCGGCCATAATCCGGACCATATCGCGGGCTATGCGGGAAACATCGCCTTGCATGTGGTTTAGGCGAAGCGAGGCGTATTGGCCTTTAAGCTGTTGCGCGGTCGCTGTTTCGGCTGCGTTGGTCGCGCCTCGGATAACATCGGAAATACCCGTGATTTCGTACAGGTCATTCTTGACGCGCTCGCGGCTTTCATACAGCCCGATAAGCGTTTCCATGATTTCCTGCATGGGGAGCAACGCAAACACGCCCGCAAGCCCGCCTTTTTCAGCAAACGCGGCCCATTGATCGACTGGGATTAGTTTGTTTTCCACGCCTTCGGATAGCAGGCGGTCCAGCCCTTGCGCGTTGGCGGCATAAACCCCGGCAACCTTCAAAGCCTTGGTTATCATATCAATACGGCCAGTAAGCATGTCCAGTTCGCGGGCTTGGTCTTGGTACTGGATAAAGTCTGGGACCGGAATAAGGCTGTCGTTTGTCAGCGTGGCGTACAAAGGTTTAGGGCACGGGAAGAAGTCCTTCAAACGCAAGGGATCGTCGCGCTCATCCAGAACTTCCGGATGGTCGCGGTGAACCCAAAGGGCTTTTTTCTTGGTCTTGTCCCAAATTTCGTAAACGGTCGCCTTTTTGCCCGCTTCTGTCTCTTTGCCGTCATCGGTGCGGGGCTTGGCGTCTAGCTGGATGGTTTTGCCAATCTCTCCGAAGCGTTTGACCAGTTCAGCGCGGGATAGATAAACCTTGCGCCATACGCCGCGCACTTCCTGCCATGTTCTAGCCCATGTATGCCCGAAGTCTTGCCAATGGACGTAATCAGGAACAACGTCTTCCGCATACAATTCTTGTTCCGGTTCTTCCTTGCCGTCATCCGATTGCATGGTGGCATCGTCGGTGATTTGCTCAACATCCTTGAACGTGGGGACGTAGCGAATCCATGGCGTACCCCTGCCGGATAGCAGGCGGTCCAAAACCATCTGGCGCATGACGTTATCAAACAGGTCATGATTGACGTAATACATGGTAGCGCGTTCAAGCACCAAAGCGGAATATCGCCCCAAATCGTCATCGTCCTGAAAACGGCGGTCAATGTTTACGATTGGAGGCGTGGCATAAAGCGCAGGCGCGAGGGTCTGGACATTGGACCAAAGAATATTAAAGCGGGCTTTGTTCTTGGATGCGCCTTTGCGCTCGTCGCGATAGCGGTCGATAATCTCTTTGGAGCGTTTCTCCCATGGCTGGAAGTTTTGCTCATAAGCGTCGATCTGGCCGATCCAGAAAGCGACTGTGGAGGATATTTCAGATGCGATCATATCCGCCATGTTGTTCTTCCCCGTAGAATAACTCATTGACCGTCATTTGCTCTAAGAATTTAGGCGTTGCTGGCGGCTGTGGTAGTTTAGCAGATTTCCAAACTTGTGCAATGATTTCGAAAGCATCGCAAGAATGTGAGTAGGCGTCATGGTCCGGCTTGTCCAGATACTTGTTGCGCTCCTCGTCAAAAAGATACTGGTATTTCCGCAAAGCCCGCAATCCTGCCTTGCAGGTGTCGGGGTCAATCCATGCCATATCAAGGGTAAGTCTTGCCGCCTCGATCTGGTTTTGTTGTGACGTTGCTGGAATGATCGTGGATTTTATGCCAAATTCAAACAACTGCTGGACAATAGACCTGCCGCCCGCAGCCTGTAGCTTGTTTGCCGCGTCATGCGGGACGTAATGCTCGGCATAGGCATAACCCGCCCTGCGCTCGTTTGTAACCGCGCCCAACGTGTATTTGGTTATCTTGCCATTTTCCCCATATTGAATATCGGTAATCTCGCGGCCATAAAGGATTTCCGCATAATGCCTTATCCCCTCGCGGTTGTTTTCGTAATAATCAATCAGGCGAACTTCATTGCCAGCGACTTGGAACCACCATACTGCGGTATCATCAGAAAATCCTAAATCCCACGCCGTAAACACTGGCAAGGTCGGGTCGTAAATCCCGCGCTTAACCCTGCCTTCCCGTTCCATTTTGGCTATCCATTTGCCGTATACCGCGCCATCTGTATTGGTGTTAAACGAGCCTTCCCATATCCATTCATAACGCTGCGGATTGTTCTTTAGGTCACGCAGCCGGACCTTGTTCAGGCTTTCGGGAAACCACGGATTGTCATACCAGTTAATCTTAACAACCTTGAACGTGTCATCCGCGTTGGTCACAAACATGTTATGTATCGGGTCTTCCTCGTCTTCCGGGTTCCACGATCCCCACAATTCGCAATCGGGAAAATCCCGCATGACTGTGGGAATTAGGTAGGTCAGCGAGGATTCGGATACCTTTTGCGCCTCTTCCAGCCATGTCCTGCGAACGCCATGCAATCCTTTGACTTCCGCAATGTTTGTCCGAAGCCCGTAGAATAGAAATTCATTGCCGTTTTTGCAGCGTATGTATTCCTTGCCAACATCGAAAGCGTCTTGCAGGCCAAGTATGGGTATTTGGCTGGCGATAACAGAAAACACGCTGTCCTTAAGCGATTTCTGCAACTCCCGCCCGCATAGGAATTTCCAAGGTTTTGTAGACGGGTCCAGAATGTCTATAATGGCCTTATTCGCAAAGCCGATTGTTTTGGCCGCACCCCTGCCGCCATATGCGCCGCGATAGTCTGCTGGCCCCTCGAATATCTGGGCCATCTTTTCGGGCAGGTCTAGGTTGATTACTTGGGGCAATCTTTGGGCTTCACATGATTGATATTTACGATAAAGCCGTCCGAGGGCTTCCCATCTGCGCCGAGGGGCTGGATTTCGGCGCGGGCTAACTTCGGTATGTTATATTCAACAACGCTCATAAACGCCTTGAAAGCGGCATCCGGGTCGTCTTCCGCAATACGGTCTAGCCAGCCGTTCAAGCGCTCTACGTTGCCTTCTACAAAACTGGCTATAGCTTCCCGTGCGTTGATGGTAGACTTATTGGGAGTGCCCTTGGGCCTTCCGTTGGGGTTTCCCGTCTGTCCTTTACGCTGCGCCATTGTTTTATAATGTTGTTTTCATAAGCTTTTGTCAAACTCTATTTACATTCCTCTATCGTCTTGGCGTGTTTGGTGAGGGCCTTCTCTGCCACCTTTGAATCAGTTTCATAATCTGGCTCTGTTGCGTAATACCCCAAAGCCTCCGCCAAATCCCGTATGCAAGCGCGGGCGGCGTGTTTATCCTTTACTCGGTATCTGTAAGTTACGATCATCTCACCCCTCCGCGCTTGTGGTTGTGCTAATTGTCATACTCATTGCCTGTTACCTTAAACACATGGTCGCATTCTGGGCATTTAACGTGACCGTCCAATTTAATATCAATGCGCACCGCTTTCCCATCCACAATGGCAAGTTTCCAAATGTCGCCAATTTCTTCGCCTTGCGCTAGTAACTCGCCCTCAAGCCCAAAGTCTGGGAAATACTTTTGCATGGTGAGAATAACGGTTTGTGCCGCTAACTCCGCATCGTAAAACTTTTCGTTTCCGTCCCATTGGATTCCAGACTTATCGGGCGCAATATCGAACTGGATATATCCTCTGTATTTTTCATACGGAACAACCTCCGGCACATCGGAAGATAATTCTCCCAAAAATGTACCCATGAATAATTCCTGCTCTGCCGTAAGCGGCGAAGTAAATTCTAAAACTCCTTCAAATTCGGTTGTGTATCCCATTATATTCTCTCCTTCACAAATTCGCTGGTGGTTGTTGGGCGGCGATCCCATTAATAACTTCGCGGAATATGGGATCGGTTCTCAAGTTGTCCCAAAATATCATATCGTAATCCATCACCGCCTCATTCCGTGGTTGTTTTGCGGCGCATCTGGCCAGTTGATCTGTTATTCCTGCGGGCTTTGAGTGCAACGCGGTATTTCTTGGCCTTCAAGGTTTTGAACTCAAACGAGCCATCCTTGAATGTCTTGGTTATTTCAATAATGTCAAACTCCATATCGTGAACCAGTCCGCAATCGCAGCAAGCCATTTTGTAACCGCGCATTAGGGGAAATTGCGGGTCTGACCAACCTGTTTCGTTTTCCTGTACTTTGTGGAACCTAGCCATTCTCCCCCTCCCCAGCCTCGCTGGTTGGTTTTGCGCTCAAAGCGGCGTATAACTTCTGAACGGATTTGCTGGGTATTCTATCCCCCGACTCGTAATAACGCACCATGCGTGTTCCTACGCCCAAGAATGAGGCAATCTCGGATAGGGATAGGTGGGCGGCTTGGCGGATTTGTTTGTAGTTCATTTTAAACTTTTCCAAGTGCGTTTTTGGATATAGAAACACATTCACTAACTAAGTCCCTAGTAGACACAGACCCCGAATCTTGTCGAATAATTGATATTTTCTCCAAGGCACTCACAAGGTCGTAATATGAATTGCAAGCACGAACAATAAATTCGGCGTTTCCTAAACCTACATAATCTGTACTGTCGTCACAAAAAACCTTTGCAACCCTATCTGTCGCCGTATCTATTTCTATCATACCCTCACATGGGTATTCCCCATGTACTATTTTCCAAGGTGTTGGCGTGTGTTTATTAATCATTATTAACCCCTCTCAATTTAAGAATACCCTCAAGCCAATGTCTGGCGGACAATCCATCCTTAATTTCCTTTTCAATAACAGAAAGTGACCGCTTAATGTCTTCCTCTGGCCATTGCTGTAATTCTGATAGTTTAGTGTTTCGGACGCGGGATGGCGAGATTGGTTCCTTACACCCCTCTATCGTCTTCCATTCCATATCTCTCTCCTCATGCCTCTGCGCTTGTGGTTGTGCTGTCCTTGCCCTCCCCAGCCTCGCTGGTTGGTTTTGCGGGGTGTAGGGCGATATCCTGCGAGAGCCAGAGCCAGAACCTCCCCAGACGCGAGTTAGGCACCCTTACGGGGGTTGTTTGTTCGCCGTGCTTGGTTGGGCGGGCCATTATGCGGCCAACCATTCATTAACCAGCGCATAATCCGAAAGTTCTTTTTGCATGTAAGCTTTGCCGGAAACATAGCAACGGATAACTTGGCGCATTTTGCGGCCATTCATAGCGGTTTTAACAATACGGGCGGTGCGTTTGCCCTTAGGGGTAAAATCCGCATTTGTTTGAATAATGATTTGCATGTTATTTTCTCCTTCCCCTCATTATGCACGTAATCACGACCCATGCAACAGTTTTGTGCAAAATAATTCCCCCCCCCATCAAAATAATCGGGGTTATCGAAATTCCTCCGGCATATCGTCGCCCTTGGTAAAATCAAACGGCTGCAATTCCCGCTTTGGCGCGTCTGGCTTAATGACATTAACCAGCGTATGCTCCTTTTCAATAATATTGGCTATCTGATCTATGGTCCAGACAACCACATCGCCAAACTCCCGTGCCGAATCTTTGAACAACGCAAAATCCTTTTCATGCCTGACAATCGCCAGCGTCTTGCCGCTAGGCATGGCCACTGTCCACGCTAGAGGCGCGTCATGGGGTTTGTGGCCTTGGGCTATCGCATCAGCTTCCATAGCTTCGTACCCTTTAATTGTTCCTGTAATAATTTCTGGCAGCGTAAAAGCATCGGATTCTGAAATAGCCTTGTTCAGCCTTTCCATCTGACGGTTCCATTTTTGCGCCATTTCAAAACTTACCAGCCGTTCCAACCGTCCGACACCCCAACGGGATTCAACCTCGCAAGCCTTCGTGTCGAGCTTATCCAGCCATTGATTTATGTAATATTGATCTGGCGTGATATTATCCGACATAGGCCATCCAATCTTATTTTCCTTAATTATGTTTCTCATTCAAACTCCAATCATACCTTCATACCTGTTTTTAGTATTTTTCAGCGTTGACGCTACCCGGTATGTTGTGGTATGCCCTAAAGGGCATTTACCACTCCACATACCAGGTATGTAAGTATGTCCGGAGCATTTCATACCTTCCATACCTTCATACCTCGTACCCTTTTCGTTCTTATTTTGCATCATTATCCTCTTGATATACTGGCCAGATAAACCCTCTATCAAAGTTGATTTTTTGGGCCTTCTTAAGGGCAAGGCGGGCGGTTTGGGTAGCGGATTTTACCTGCTCCGCAGTCGTCTTTTTCTCAGTTGCCATCATTTCTTTGAAGCCACGTTCTTCCATAACAAGACGCAAATCGTCATAGCTAACGCAGCGTATTTGGGGCTGTCCGGAGTAAATATTGCGCTCTTTACCATCTCTAATAATGGCCTCAATAAGCGCGTCATAAATAAATGTTTGGACCGGATTAAGTGTAACGGTGCGTTCTTTTTTGATTGGCTCGTCCAGATTTTCAACCACGCAACTAAAGACATCTTCCCCATATTGGTTCTGGCCAAGGTTCACCCCCTTAAGACCAAAATACAAGTCCTCGCCCATTTCCATGTCCCGTTGCTTGACAATTTTAACGGTAGAAAATTCTTCCCCATCTGCCCGAGAAACTTCTATTTCTGTATCAACCGCAGCCCGCAAACTTGAGTGGCCTCTTGCACCTTTAGCCTCATCCTTGCCGCTATGGTGGACGAAACAAACGTGCGCCCCGGTAACAGCCCTGATTTTATCGGCGTGATAAACAAGCATACCCATGTCCTGCCCGCTATTCTCATCGCCCCCCATTAAGGCCCTTGATAACGTGTCTATAACCACAAGGCGGATGCTTCCTATATCTGCCTTGGCTTGACCTATAAGGGCAATAAACTCGTCAATATTTCCATCTGGCCGCAAGAAATCAACTTGGCATGGCATAACCACAAATGGCATATCTTTATTCATAATCATAAGATTATCTCTAAAAGCGACAATCCGGTTATTTATCCCGGTTGTTCCTTCTAGGGCGGCATAAAGAACCCCGCCTTGTTCTACCCGTCTTTCGCGCCACTTTTCGCCGAGCGCAACGTGAAAGGCCAAGTCGGTGGCAAAGAAGGTTTTACCCGTATTGGAGCGCCCATAGATAACGCTTAGCTGTTTATCGCCTAAAAGACCTTGGACAAAATCAGCCGCTACAAGGTTGCGTTTAATATCCTTGGCTTTGACATAGTAAAGCCCCTTCTTTTTATCTTCCTTCTTTGGAACAACATCATCCCAATCAGACGATTCTTTAATTTCTCCTGTTTCTGGGTCAAAGCTTTCTTCCTTCTGGGGACTAGAAAAATCATAATCCGGCTTAAAATCGCTTTTGCTGGCTGGCTTCCATCCGCCCTCTTGTGCTTTTTTGACAACCGTTCCGAAGGTTCTTCCCGCCCCCTGTTTAAAGCTTTTCCAATGGGCCATCATACCGTGGGAAACGTATTTGGTCCCCGATCTGCTCCAATTGTCCCATACCTCGAACGGCATACCCTCGGAATGAATGCCCATGCCAATATGAATCCAATCGTCATAGCCGCAATCAGGGTCAATATGCGATAAAAGGTCATAGGCTTTTTCAACCGTCCATCCTTCATTCTCATAAAGTGAAAACGGATTCTTTTTGACAACCAATGGAACTGGGATGTGTTGGGGCTGCAATCGCTTTAAAGCAATGTCTAATATAAACTGCGGGGCTTCCTCTATAACCTCAAGCGGATTCACCCATTGATATACCGCGCCAGAATAATGGTTCGTTCCAACCCCGCAGACATAGCCTCCATCGCCCCTTATATCCACACCGGGCAATACACCGCGTTTGGTAATGACGGCCTCACCGGGCCATTTAAAATACAAATGCCTGCCTTTGCCAGTTTTTACGGTTAGAGTGGTTGGAAGCTGCCCTAATTCTGCTAACGCCGCCTCGCCTTCTGCGCTGTCTATATCGACAACAAAAATTCCTGATTTTTCTCCCGTTGCCACGCCAACATTTAATTGCTTGCGCCCAGCCCAAAGCTTTCCAAGTGCATCAATGTCTTTAGTGGCGGATTTAAGACCATCCTTATATTCGTCTGTAGAGGCCGGATGCTTTCCCGGAGAGGTGCAATTCATATGCCCGCAAGTACAGCAGCCGTTTACAAAACCCTGAACAGGAAACAATGCGAAGCCGTAGGTATTGATTAAATGGACGGCATCTTTGGAACTAAAGAATTTTTGCTCTGACATTATTTTTCCTGAAAATAGGGTTTGACAAGATGGAAAGTAATGTATAGAAATGGCTTAGTCAATACATTTTAGGGTGCAATTTACCAATGAACGATAAAGAAAACCTAAACACAGAAGAAGCCGCTAAATATCTTGGATATTCTACCGGAACGCTGGAAAACTGGCGGATGCAGGGCGTAGGGCCAAAATATTACAAACCGATTGGAAAGATTTTCTACTTTAAAGACGATCTGGATTTATGGCTAAAAAGCGAGGCGAAATGAACGGCTTTGAGCGTCATAACATAAAGCACGTTTCCCCATCTTCCATCAATATGTGGGCGGATTGCAGCGGCGCATGGATAGCCAAGTATCTTTATGGCCACAAGTTTAAATTTGGCGTTGCCCCGCAAATAGGGGTTCTTGTGGAAAAAGTTGTGGCCAGCGCCTTGTTGGGCAAAACCACTTTGGACAAAGCCATTGAAATGGCAGAGAAGGACTTTCAAAAGACGAATGTCTTTAATCCGTCCATTAAAGATATGGAAAGAGTTTCAGATATTCGCGCTATGTCTGAATTAGCTTTGGCTGAATTAAAGCAATACGGGGAGCCGGACTTTGACGGTGAAGAACAGCACAAGATTGAAATGATAACCAACGGTGATGGCTGGCAACTCCCCATTATAGGGTATCTGGATTTTTTCTATCCTAAGCAGGGATTGATAGTTGACCTAAAAACCACACTACGGATCCCATCCACCATGTCGGACGCGCACCGCAGACAACAAGCTATATATTCTAAGGCTAAGGGAAACATAGCTGTAAAATTTCTTTATGTAAGTCCCAAAAAAACAAGCCTTCTTGAAAATGAAGATGAAGGCGAATCATTGAGACAGGCAAAGGCCATACTAAACAGGCAAGAGCGTTTCTTGCGTTCTGGAGATGCTGATTTTTTAAAATCTATCGTGCCTGTTAATACCTCAAGTTTTTATTGGAATGGCGAGGAGCGCGCTCTTTTTGAGCATTTTGGAATTTAGCCATAGGGCTACAATCGGTGGCCACTGACGAATAGTGGCGTAATGACTAACGATGAATGAAAAAGGAAAACTAAAATGGCTTTTTACGAAGAAAAACAAGCTGGCGACTTTCTGCCTTACATTGCTTTTAATGCCAAGGCCGATAAGTGGTTTTTGAACGTCAATAAAGAAAAGATTCAAGTTAAGGGTAATCTGGAATTTGTTCTTGATTTTAAATCTATGCAAACAGGCTGGTTTTTGTTCCAAGATGGTCTTGCGCCAAACGTGGTTCTTGACCCATCGCTGACAGAGAAATCGGCACAACCTAGCCCTAAGCATAAGCGCGGCGTTAAATTCCCCGTTCTTTTGAAGGGCGAACACCCCGGAGTTTATGAGTTTTCTAGCGTTGCTGGCAATGTTTTGAAGCCCCTTTCTGATCTGCATGATTTGTATCTGAAAGAAGCCGAGAAAAACCCGAATGTTGCGCCAGTTGTAAAAGTTGGGGATTCCGTGGAAGTAAAGTCTTCTTTTAAAAATGCGGACGGATCGAACGGAACGGCAACCAACTATATGCCAACCTTTTCGATTGCCAACTTTATTAACCGTCCCGGCGCGTTGGATGAGGTGGCAGCACAGCCAGCACAAGAACCTGCTACGAAAGCGGAGCCTGCAAAAGTAGAGCAAGCCCCAGCATCGCCAAATAGCGAATGGTAATCAACCTTGGCGGGGCTGAAATACTCCCCGCCAATTTTTCAGGAGGCCACAATGGAATTTATAAAACAGGACGGTAAAGTCCTCATAGAAGAACCATGCAAACTATGCGGCACGGTTTATGCGAACATGAAAGAAGGCAAAGGCCCGCACATTGCGGAGTTGCGTTGTTCGGGTTGCAACCACCACGTTAAATGGATGAGCAAGGGCGAATATGATTTGTATCTTTGTTATCTGACAGAAAGCCCTATTGACGCATTGGTTGAAAAAATCACCAACGCACAGGCCGATTATAGGGAGGCCGATATTCGTGGTGACTGGATAGAACGCAAGGTAGCGCAAAAGCGTTTAAACCTGTTGCAAGAGTATTTTACAAAAATGGACGGTAATGCTTCTTTCACGGGATATGGATCATGACCGCGCAACAAATCCAAAACCTAATGAAAATCGCAGCCGCGAATGGTGATTGGAAACATTACACGCAATTGCAGGAGAGGTTGAAGGCGGTATGAAAACAATCCTCGCCATAGACCCCGGCATGAACGGCGCGTTAGCCCTGTATGACGGAACGGAACTTTTAACATGGCGCATGCCGACATACGAGATAACCAAAAACGGCGGCAAGCGTAAGAAGATCAACATAGACGAATTGAACCAGACGCTGGATTTCTGCCAGTCAACCGGATTGATTGATATGGTCTATATCGAGCAAGTCTCCGCCCAGCCGGGCAACGGAGCCGCGTCTGCGTTTACATACGGCTTCGGGGCTGGCGTTCTGGAGGCGGTTATTCAATGCCGTAAATTACCTTTTACTTATGTACTCCCGCAAGTGTGGAAGAAAGCCATGAATTGTCCTGCGAACAAAGACGGGGCGAGGATGCGAGCAAGTCAGATATTCCCGCAGTTTTCGCATATGTGGAAGTTGAAAAAAGACGATGGTTTGGCCGAGGCTTCGTTAATATCTTATTACGGTTTCCACAAAAATAATTCCTGATTCCCCCTTGCAACCGCTTCCGGCGTATGCTACGTTATTTGAGTAAGGAGAAACGAGATGCAACACACACAATGCGACATTTGCTATACCCCCATGCAGGGGGCCGATCCGGTCTGGAAATACTTTTGCTGCGCGTCTTGCGCGAGGGTAGGCCGCGAATGATTAAAGTCACAAGCGCAGGCGAAATCATGGTGGACGGCGTCCCGAGCGAGAGGGTTATTGGTATAACGGAACATGGATTATTGGGGGTCAATCGTGGTTGATTTAAGCAAAGCCAAAAAGGGCGACAAGGTGAAGTTTCGCTGTGGTGGTGAGGCCGTTATTCAAGACCGCAAAGCAAACACTCTTTTCTTTAACGGAGAGCCAGAACAACAAGCCTGTAACTGGTATTGGGATGGGAGATTTATAACCATGGGACGGGAAAACATAGACCACCCCTTCGACATCACCTCCATAGAACCGCCAGCATTTGATTGGTCTACGGTTAAGGCTGGGATGGCTTTTAGCGTTAAGGGTAGGTCGGGGGTTGGCATATATATTGCCAATAGCATCAGAAATAAGGAGGCGGTCGTTCTTGATGCCCTTGATCTAGACGGGGCCGAATTATACGAAGGTTATTCGAAAGAATATCTAATTCGCGCCCCAGAACACGACATCGAGGTAACGCCATGACCCGCATACTGGAACATTACTACCCGGACATGGAGGCCAACGACAACACGCCCAAAGCCCGCCTTGTGTGGATTGATTGGGGCATTCCGCCGGAAGTGGTTATAGAGAAGCCGAAATGCTAAAGGTTCTTGATTTATTTTCCGGCATCGGCGGCTTCTCACTAGGGCTTGAACGCACGGGCGGATTTGAAACCGTGGCGTTTTGCGAGATAGACCCGTTTTGCCAGAAGGTTTTGAAGAAACATTGGCCTGATGTGCCGATTTACAATGATGTTAGGAATTTAAATTATGACGGACCAGTTGACGTTATTACCGGAGGCTACCCTTGCCAGCCGTTTAGTCTTGCCGGGAAGCGAAAAGGCCAAGACGATGACCGCCACCTCTGGCCGGCTATGTTTAGCCTCATCCAAAAAT